ATGAGTACCCGGCCAAGGAATCTCTCCTGAAAGTCCGCGATTCGGTCCCGGGCCCGTCGGATCCGGTGTGGAACGCTGCGACCTGGTTGGATTCGCTGCGAAAAGTCCCCGACGATGCGACATGGCCGCGGTATATGACCGCCCCACACCCGTCCGCGGTCGGTTCGTACGGCGATGAGTACGCCGAATGGGTCACCGACCGCCTCGGTGACACCCTTCTGTGGTGGCAGCACTTGGTCGCCGCCCGGATCCTCGAGCACGACGCCGCCGGCGAGCTGGTGTGGTCGACGTGGCTGGTGTCCACGGCCCGCCAGGTCGGCAAATCGTGGCAGTTGCGCGGATTGGCGGCATGGCGGATCGAACAGGGGGCACGGTTCGGTGAACCACAGGTCGTGTTGCACACCGGCAAGGATCTGCCGGTGTGCCGGTTCGTGCAACGCCCGGCGCGGGCATGGGCCCGCCGGCACAAGGACCAGGGGTACGACGCCCGCGAAGGCAACGGGCGCGAGGCGGTGACGACACCGGACGGATCGGAGTGGCTGGTCCGCGGCCGAGACAGCGTCTACGGGTACTCGGTGTCGATGGGCCTGGTTGATGAGGCGTGGGATGTGGCCCCGGAGATCGTCGACGACGGGTTGGAGCCGACGATGGTGGCCCGGGCCTGTTCACAGTTGGGGTTGTTGTCGACGGCGCACCGTTCCGCCACGTCACTGTTTCCGAAACGGCGGGCGCATGCGTTCGGCCAGTTGGACCGGCCCGATGACACCCTGATACTTGAGTGGTCGGGTCGCCCGGACGCCGAGTTGGATGACCGGGCGCAGTGGCGGGCGGCGTCACCCAGGTGGAATCCGCAACGTGAACGTGCGATCGCCGCAGCGCTCGAGCGGGCCCGCGAGTCAGGGTCGGATGATCCGTTCGAGGCGGATCCGATCGAATCGTTCCGGGCGCAGTGGTTGAACATCTGGCCACAAGTGTCCACAAGGGTGACGTTGCGCGACTCGCCGCTCGTCGAACCTGCCCAGTGGTCGGAGCTCGCCGATCTGACGGCACGCAGGCCTGCCCGGCTGGTGGTCGCGGTCGATGACCGTGCCGGCAGGGGTGGCGCGTCCGCCGCCGCCGGTCTGCTCGAGGATGGTCGGGTGTTGGTGTGGGGGATGTTGCACCCGACCCGCCGCGCCGCGCTGGGGTGGGCCGAGATGCTGTCGCCGGCGACGTTGTTGATCGGCCCGGCGTTGAAAGCGGACGCCCCTGCCGGCACGGTGGTCGGCCCGTCCGAATCCATGGCCGCGCTAGCGAAACTCCGCGGTGTCATCACCGAACACCAGCTCGTCCACGACGGCGGCAGAGAACTGTCGGGGCAGATGTGCGGCCTGCGGGTCGCCGAACGCTCAGGTGGCCTCTCACCGACCACTCCGGGCGCATCAGATCTGGCGCGGTGCGCGGCGTGGGCCGTCTGGAATGTCGCCGCGGTACCGGCACCTCGAGCAGATTGGGCGATCGCATGAAACTCAGAAACATGTTCCGCGGCACGACCGCCGTCCCCGACGGTCCCCGCCCGACAATGACAATGTGGTACGACCCGTCCGGGTACCGGCCCCCGGTCAGTTGGTGGCCGTCGTCGGGTGAGTTCCAAACCCATTGGGACATGGACATGGTCGACGCCCTCGCCGTCCCCGGGTATTGGCGGGCCCGGTTGACGATCTCCCAGTCGATCGGTGGGATGCCGCTCGGTTCGTGGACCGATCTGATCAAGGATCCGACGCCGGCGGTGTTGACCGCCCCGAACCCGGACGAGGACCGTTGCGCGACCGTCGCGGCGTGGGTCGCCGACCTGTTGGATCACGGCAACGCCGTCGGTCTGATCGACGGGTGGGAACGCGACGGCACCGCCGCCAGCTCGGTGACCCCGTGGCCCGCCCGCGACGTCGCCGTGGAACGCGTCGCCGGCCAGATCGTGTACCGGTTCGCGTACAACGGTCAGATCGTGTTCGAGGCACCGGCGTCGCAGGTGTTCCACGCCAAAGGTGTCCTCGGCTACCCGGGGGCGTTGCGTGGCATGGGGATCCTCGAGGCCGGGATGTCGACTGTCGGCCGTGTCGCCGCCCAGGACCGGTACGCAACGAACGCGTTTGCCAACGGTGTCCCCGCCGGCCTGTTGCGCATCAAGGACCCCGATCTGCAAGCCGGGAGCCCGGATGACCCGGCCGGCTACTCGACGGCGCACGGCATCAAGAAGACGTGGACCGAAAACATGCGCACCGGTGACATCGCCGTGCTGTCGGACCTCGTCGATTTCACCCCGCTCGGGTGGACCCCGACCGACGCCCAGATGATCGAAGCCCGCCAAATGTCGATCGTCGACGTCGCCAACCTGTTCAACATCGACCCCTACTGGCTCGGTTCCTCGCAGACATCCGCCCCGTACCAGAACGTGCAGGACGCCGCCGTCCAACTGGTCCGCTTCACGTTGGGTCCGTGGATCACCTGCCTCGAGGCGCAACTGTCCCGACTGTTGACCCGCGGTCACGAGGCCCGATTCAACCGGGACACCATCCTGCGCGAACAGCGCGCCGCCCGGGTGACCACCGAGATCGCGTTGCTGCAAGCGGGGGTTGTCACCGTCGACGAGGTACGTGCCTGGGAAGGCCTCCTCCCGATCGACGACGGCGAGCTTGCCCCGGTGACCGCGTTGTTCCCGGCCGAATCCGATGCCGACACCAACCAGGCTCTAGGAGGATGATCATGGAGATCAGGGCACACAGCGAACCGTTGGAGATCCGCTCCGCGTCGCAACGTCTGGTGTGCGGCCGGCTCGTCCCGTACGGCCACGACCAGCGGATCACCGACACGCTCACCGAGAGGTTCGAACGCGGCGCGTTCAATCACCAGTTGAATGCACCGAACCGGGTCGGGTTCCGCCACGAGCATTCAAATCAGCCTGGCACGCTCAAGATCGGCCACGGCGTCCTCCTCCGCGACGAGAAGGAAGGGTTGTACGGCGAATTCAAGGTGGCGGCGTCCCCGATGGGGGACCACTACTTGCAAATGGCCCGCGAGGGGATGCTCAGGCAGTGGTCGATCGGGTTCGCCCCGGAGAAGGAACGCCGCGACGGTGATGTCACCATCTGGACGCGGGCCAATCTGTTCGAGCTGGCCCTCGTCGAGGAAGGCGCGTACGGGGAACTCGCCGCGGTCGCCGCGGTACGGTCCCCGGTCCCCCCGTTGTCGCGTGACGTCCTCCTCGCGAAGCTTCCCCCGCCGAGCTTCCCGCGCTAAAGTCACACCGACAGAGGCAAGACGACACCACCCTGGTCACCCCGCACCGGTAGCGGCACCGCCAGCGGCCACCCCGCACACCTCACGACAAACCACATCGTGAAACGGGAGTAATCGTCATGAACCTGTACCTGGAAAAGGCTTTGAGCCGGCGAGAAGAACTGCGCGCCGACGCCGAGACCATCCTCACGTCCGCGGCGCAAGACAACCGCGACGTCACCGACCCGGAACGTGCCACCGTCGAAGGCATGTACCGCGAAATCTCCGACCTCGACAGTCGCATCGAACCGCTCCACCAGGCAGAGATGCGCAACGCCAAGCACGAGGCCACCGTCGCCGATCTGCAACGCACCACCGTCGCCCGCCGCGAGAATCCGTCCCCGTCCGGGCAACTCGAACGGTACCGCGGCAACGTCGGCGACTATTTGGCCGACTGGGGTAGCCAACGCCGCGACCCGGCCGCCGCGCAACGCGTCGCCCGGGCGAACGCCGAATGGCGTGTCGTTGCCGACCAGAAGTTGGCGGACAACCCGGGGATCGTCCCGGTCCCGATCGTCGGTGACGTCGTCGGTACCCTGCCGACCGCACGCCCGTTCATCGATTCGGTGACATCGCGGCCGATGCCATCGGGCGGTTCGACGTTCAACCGGCCCAAGATCACCCAACACTCTTTGGTTGGTTTGCAAGCCACCGAGAAAACCCAGTTGTCGTCGCAAAAACTGGTGATCGGTTCCACCACGGTCACCAAGCAGACCTATGGCGGGACCCTGGACATCAGTTTCCAGGATCGCGACTGGACCGACCCGGCGATCCTCGCGATCGCTGTCTCCGACATGGCCGGGGTGTACGCCCAGGTGACCGACAACGCCGCCGCCGACGCGATGCTCGCCGCAACAACCGGCACCTTCGTGCTGATCGATGCCGCCGCTGAGGGTCCGGCCCGTGCCGCGGTCATGGCGGCGTCGGCGCAGATCCTGGCGAACGTGAAACGGCACCCGGACACGGTGTGGATGTCCCCCGACGAGTACGCCAAATGGGGGGCAATGACTAACGGTGTCGGTTTGCCGTCGTTCCCCGGGTTGCAGGACGCCACCAGTTTCAACGGTGGCACCCTGATGGGCCTCAGGGTTGTGGTCGACGGGAACTTTGCCGCGAAGACGATGATCATCGGTGTGTCCGGGCTCGTCGAGCACTACGAGACCGTCGGTGGGCTCCTCTCGGTGACGGAACCGACGATCCTCGGTTACACGATCGCCTACTACGGCTACGTCGCCGACCTGTTGGTCGACACCGGCGCAGCGTTGAAGCGGAGCGCGACGTGACCAAAGCGAAGGACGCAGACGCCAAAGACGCCACTCCGAAAGAGGACGTCGACGAGGATGTGTGTCCGGTGTGCGGACGGAAGGGTCGACCCCCGGGTCACCACTGATGTCGTACACCCCGACCGACGGTTTCCCCGATCTCGACACGATCCGTGTCGAGATCGGGGTGCCTTCGACGGTCCTCACCGACGAACAGCTCGAGCTGATCGCCGGATCCGAACAGGACAACCTGCACGCCGCCTACGAATGGACCGACCTCGAACTCCCCGACCGGCTCTATCAGGTATTCCTCCGTTCAGTGGCCCGCACCATCGCCTCGAGGGGTTTGCCGTTGGGGATGGTCGGCACCGATTCCGAATACGGCGTCGCCCGACTCACAACCCGTGACTCCGAAATCATCCGCCTCGGCGGCCAGTACCGGAAACGAACGTTTGCGTGAGCGCCCGTACCGACATCGTCGACGCCCTGAAAATGGTCCCCGAGTTGGCACCGACCGCGACGATGCCCGACACGATCGTCGCCGGTATGGCGTGGCCGGCGTGGGCGTACACCGAACCGGTCACCACATGTGGGGCGGTCACCACCTGGTATGTGTTCGTTGCCCTGCCGGCCGCCAACAACCTGGTGACCGTGATCGCCGGTGACGACTTGGTCGACCAGGTCGTCACCGCGTTGTGGCCCGTCGGGAAGGTCATCCGTTGGGAACCGTGGCGCATCCCGTTGGAACCCGGTCAGCAAGGCATCCCCGTTGTTCGTTACACCCTGGAGGTATAGGTCATGGCAGTTTCAGTTACCCGCTTCGGTCCCGGTCTGTTCACGTTGGGGACCGCGCCCGGCACCGACTACTCGTGCCAGGTCCAATCGATGGGAGTCATCCCGAACAAAACCGAGGGCGACACGATCCAAACGTTGTGTGGCGATTCGGTCCCCGGTTCGATCACCTACGACTTCACCCTCGAGGGCACCGTCCTCCAGGATTTGGCGCTCGCATCCGGGCTGGTCGAGTTCACCTGGACGAATCAGGGTGTCCCGGTCGCGTTCGAGTTCACCCCGTCGACCGGGGCGGTCACCAAGGTCGCCGGCACAGCAGTGATCGACCCGTTGGCGATCGGCACCGCAGACGGCGCGGTCGGTGACATCCTCACCTCCGATTTTTCGTGGGCGTGTGTCGGGGTCCCGGTACCGACATGGGCGACCGTGTTCGCCGACGAACCGGCCGACGACGATGCCGTTGTCTGAAACCGGGTCGACCGAACTCGCGACGGCTCTGTCGGCGATCGGTGACGGCCTCGACGACTTGGACGCCGCAGCCGACGACACGGTGACGATCGTCGTCGCCCGCGCCCGCCGCCTCGCACCCGTCGACACCGGGCGACTGTCCCGATCGGTCGACGGTCGCGGCACGGGGTCGACGTCGACGATCGGCACCAGCGTGGCCTACGGGTTGCCGGTCCATTTCGGTGTCCCGTCCCACGATCAGCGACCGCGACCGTTCCTACACCAGGCCGTCGAAGCCGAAACCGGACACATCCTCGACGTGTACACCAAAGACGTGCAACGACTCATCGAACAGAAGGTATGACCATGTCTGACAAGGTACGGATGATCGCCCCCCATCTCACGGTGCTGATGGACGACGGCGCGGTCCACCAAGTGCAGGCCAACAACTTCGACATGCTCATCTATGAACGCACCGCCCGCAAAAAGGGTTGGCCGCCACCGACCGAAGCCCAGATCGAATGGATGACCTATCTGGCGTGGCACGGCCTGCAACGCGAAGGCCAGATCACCAAAGACACCGGCTACGACGAGTTCGCCGCGGCCTGCATGTCGATCGACCCGACCCCGGTCGACCAGGACCCTTCCCTGCCGGTTCGCGAAACCGGTTGATCGTGGAACTCGCCCTGGCGACCAACATTGCGCCGGCCTCGTGGGCGTGCGAGGACGACGCGACGATCGCCACCGCGTTGACGGTCCTCGCCGAACAGGCCGAAAGGGTGCGTCGTGGCCGGTAAAGCCCAACTCCGCATCGATGTCACCGCGACGACCGCCGGCGCGGTCGCCGACTTGGACAAAGCCAAGCTCGCTGTCCGCGACTACGGCGACGCCGCCTCCACGGCGACGAAACAATCCAAGGATGTGTCCGGGGCGATCGATTCGGTCGGCGGTGTCGCCGGCGGGGCAACGACCGGTCTGCGCGACATGTCCGACGCGATCGCGATGGCCGGGTTCCCCGAGCTCGCCGCCGGGATGGGTGTCACCGCGACCGCCCTCGAGTCGTTGGACGGTGCCGCGACCCTGTACAAAGCCGCCCAGGAAGGACTCTCCAAAGCGGTCGTGTTCTTCGACGGGGTCATGAAAGCTCTCAAGCTGACGATCCTGACGAACCCGATATTCATCATCGCCGCGATCATCATCGCGATCGGTGCGGCGTTCGTGCTCGCTTACACGAAATGTGAAACGTTCCGCAACATCGTCGACGGCGCGGTCGACGCCGTGTGGGGCACGATCAAAACTGTGTACAACTGGGTCAAGGACAACTGGCCGCTCCTGTTGACGATCCTCACCGGCCCGTTCGGGCTGATGGTCGCGGTGATCATCAAAAATCGCGACAGCATTTGGGATGCGATCAAGGCGGTGTTCAACTGGATCGATGACACCTGGCACAAGATTTCCGGCTGGTTGTCGGCACCGTTCAAAGCGGCGTGGGATGTGATCAAACCGATCTTCGACAAGATCGAGGGTGCGATCAACACCGTCGTCGAGTTGATCAAGAAGATCAAGTTTCCGTCGTTGCCGTCGTGGCTCCCGGGCGACTTCATGCAAGGCAAGAGCGGCGGGACCGCGGCCGGGTTCGCCGCCCCCGGTGTGGCCCGCGCCGCCCCCGCCTCGGCGACCAGTAGTAGCGGGGGTGGTGGTATCACGATCAACGTGACAACGACCGGGTTGGGTGCCGACGCCCCACAGATCCAACGTGCCGTGGTCGCCGCCCTACGCGGCCACACCAGCCGCAACGGTCCCCTCGACATCCCCGTGAGAACCTGATGCCGTGGCTTCCGGGTATGGCGTGGCCGACCGCAACCCCCGGCGGTGCGCTCTCGCCGCACTGGGGCGGGTACACGAAACTGTACGTTCGTACAGCGATCGGTGCCGGTAACACGTTCCACGTCGGTGCCCACACCTTCGACCGCCTGAACGCCGGCAACGTGTTGGGTGGCGGCACGGTCACGGCGGCGGGTGATCTGTGGGTCGACATCACCTGTGATGTGATCGACCTCGAGGTGATCACCGGGGCGACGACATCGCAGGGGATACTGTCCCGCCCGGATGCCGGGACGGTGACCGTCACGATTTCGGATCCGGGCGGTATCTATGACCCGTTGAACCCGGGCGGCCCGTTCTCCTACGGGGGGCATTCCCGCCTGGTTCCGGGGACACCGGTCGAGGTGTTCGCCGAAGTTGTCGACGGTGACACCGCCGCCGTGACAACCCACTGGTTGTTCACCGGGACCGCCGACAGTTGGCAACAGGATTGGACACCGAACCCGAACGAACGCCAAACGCAACTCGTCGCCACCGACGCCACGAAGATGTTGGCCCGATTGGACCGCCCCGAACAAGCCCCGGTTGGCTCTGGTGACACAGTCCTCCAGCGGGTTCACCGGATCGTCGATTTCTTCGGTTGGCCCGGCACTGTCGTCGACCCCGCGGGCGGTGGGACCGTCACGTTGCAGGCGACCACACTCGCTCAACCGGCGTGGGAACTGTTGAACCGGACACTCGACGACGAGCTCGGCTACGTCTACATCACAGCCAAGAACGAATTGCGCTGGTTGCCGCGTTCGACATGGTCGACCACTGTCGCACCGTCGGTGACGTTGGGTTGTGATGTCGGTTACGACATCCTCACCGACGCGACCCCGTCCGCGCTCGACACCCAGATGCGTAACGCCGTGTACGCCGCCCGGGCAGGCGGGACGTCACAGTCGGCGATCTCACAGTCGTCGATCGACCGGTACGGACGCTACGACTACACACGAACCGACCTGGGACTGGCAGACGACGGCCAGTCGGCGGCGTGGGCGACAACGTTGGTGACGCTGTACGCCTACCCGCAAGTCACGTTGGACGATGTGACGATGCGCCCCGATGTCGACCCGCAACCCTGGAAACCGTGGAAGGCGATACTCGCCGTGACGCCCGTAACGGACATCGTCCGGGTCCACTGGTCGCCGCCCGACATACCGACACACATTGTCGACGTCAAATCCCGGGTGTTCGGTATCACCCACCGGGTCACCCGTGAAGCGTGGGAGGTCCGCTGGCAACTGGTCAACAGTCGCCCCGCCGCCGCCGCCGGTGCGGTGTTCACCATGGGACCACATCCCCAGGACCGTCTCGACAACAATTTCGTTCTCACTGCCGCATAGGAGCAAGTCATGCCACAAAAAACTTGGGTTGTCGGAGAAGAAGTCCTGGCCGCCGATTTCAACACCTACGTCCAAAACCAGGTCGTGCCACGATTCGCGACCGTCGCAGCGAGAGATGCCGCATGGCCCGCCGCGACCGCCGGGGCGGGCGCATACTCCGACACCGCCGACTCCGGGTTGTGGCGGTCCAACGGGACGTTGTGGGTGGCGATCCCTGCCGGGGTCGTTGCGATCCAGTTGAACACCGGGAACTATCAGACCATCGCGCCGCACACCACGTATCAGGACACCGGGATGACATTGACGTTCACCCCGGTGGCCGGTCACCGTTACCGGTTCACGTATGTCACGAACCCGTACACACCGGGCGGCGTGCAAGACATCGCCTACAAACTGTTGGCAGGTGCGACGACGGTACGGAACTGGGAGATCGGCCCGTTGACGACCGCGGTACCGCGTTCGTTCACCATGCAACACTCGTACATCCCTGGTGCGATCGGGTCGACGGTGTTCAAGATCCAAGTCGCCGGGTCGGTCAACACCCAGATCTATGACTGGGCGAACGCGACCGAACCGCGCCAATTCACCATCGAGGACGTCGGGTT